GTGGCGAGTTGCTGGAGTTCACCGGCAACACCAACACCGAGTGGGTTCCGCTCGACAGCGACTTTGCCGGGGCTGGCAATGTCGCGATCGCCAATGAAGAGATCAAGGCGGGCGACCGGGCGGGCTACTACGAAATCATCGTTCCGCGCCCGGGCGACGTGTTCGAGTTTGCACTGGCCACAGCCGCCGCCGTGGCCTACGGCGCGAGCCTCTACTACTCGTCCAGCGAAGCCGTGGCGACCAGTGGCTCGTATGCTCTCGGGACGGCCGTTGGCCAGGAGCACTACCCGCAGAAGCAGGGGCATCTGGCGGATGATGCGGCGGGCGACGCGGGCACCACGATCCGCAGTACGTCGTATGTGCGGATGACGATTGTGGCGGCCGCCAGCCTGTGGGCCGCACTTCAGGCGTAACGAGAGAAAGAAACCCAATAGGGTTCACACAACAAAACAGGAGATTGATGCCATGGCGGCAACGCAACGATTCCGGCCGAACATCCAGACCGGCAACAGGGGTTTGGATGTGGCCGACCTGCGCCGGCGGGCGATGAATGACCCGGCCGAATTCGCGCAGAAGACACAATGTTTGATTGATGAGGGCAAACTTAGCTGGGACAAGGTGTCGGATGTGCGCAACCTGTTCCTGGCACTCCAAGATATCGAAGTTCCTGCCACGTTCGACATGATGGGCCAGAAGCGCGCCATCATGGCCAGCGCTTTCCCGCTGCTGGCCGGCGGGATGACGGTTGCCGGGATCAATGCGGCCTATGAGGCCGTGCCGACGATCGGGCAGTTGCTCGTGACTGATCGCGAGGACAACAAGCGCGTTTCGATCCGTGCGGCCATCACGTCTGAGGACACCCAGGTTGACCGGGTGGACGAAGGCAAGGACTTCCCGGAGATCGGGGCCGGTGAAGAGAAGTACGAAATCCGATCGAAACGCAACGGGCGTCGGCTCAGCATCACGGCTGAGATGATCGAAGAGAACGACGTGGCCGGCATCGTTCAGCGCGTCAATGCGCTGGGCGAGATCGCCAACGAACTGATCGAAGAGCAGACGCTCCGTCGTGTGTTTGATATCGACGGCTCGGGCACCTCTCCGGCGGAACCGTATGTTCTGCGTCCGCAGGGTGCTGGCACGTCGCTGTATGTGACGGCGAACACCACGCTGACCCGGTTGCATGCCGATGGAAACCGTGTCACGAACAATGCCCTTGCGGACGAAACCGATCTCGAAAACGCGAGGGCGCGGCTGGTCGGTGTCATGAACAGTCGCGGTCGGCGAGTCAATATCCCGCTCAGCCAGTGCAAACTGGTTGTGCCCGATGCGCTGGCCCCGAAGGCCCTGAAGATTCTCAATTCGGAACTCGTGCCCGGCGTCGAGAACGAGGTGAGTAACTGGGGTCCGCGCGGCTCATACCGGCCTACGCTGATTAGTAGCCCGATGATTGATGCGCTGTCAACTACGGCGTGGTATCTCGGCGACTTCGCCAAGCAATTCGAGCGTAAGTGGAAGTTGCGATTCGAGTACGTCACGCTTGAGAACAGGACGGAAACGTTCCTGCGCAACCGGATCGCCTTCCAGGCCCGCATTGCCTGGGACTGCGAAATCGGCGCGGTCGATTACGTGTATGTGGTTCAGAACTTGACCAGCACGACCGCCCCGTAAGCGGCGACAAGCAACGAAAGGATTTAGACATGAAACGATGGATCATTTACGCATTGGCCGCCGCATTTATTATCGGCGGTGCTACGGGGGCGGACCTGTCGCAACGGCACCGGCTTGAGCAGGCGCAGAGCTACGGCGGGGCCGTGGCGGATGCCAATCCGCTCGGGGATATCCTGTACGTTGATTCAGCCAACGGCAATGACGGTAACGCGGGCGAGGGCCGCGAGCATCCCGTGGCGACGTTGGCGCGCGCCTTAGCGATGGCGTCGGCGGGCGACACGATCATCCTTGCGCCGGGCGGGTCCGAGACTGTAACGGCAACGCTCGCCGTTAGTGCGGCGCGACTGAAGATCGTCTGCCCGGTCGGCAATGCCGACACGGGTTACACAATCAGCGGCGCTGGCACGCTGGACCTGATGACGGTTAGCGCGGCGGACGTGCATGTCTCCGGCTTGAAGTTTGCCCACACCGGCGCGACGGCCGATGCCTCGTGTATTCTGACGACGGCGGCGGCGGATCGGCTCAGGGTTCAGAATTGCTCTTTCGATGACAGTGCGGTGGTGACGACCTTTACGGGTGCTGGCGTCGAAATCACTAACTCCTGCAATGCTGTTGAGATTGTCGGCTGCCGATTCAAAGACATGCACCGGAGCGTATTGTTTGTGACGGCGACCGGCAATGCTCAGATTGATTCTCGCATCCAGAATTGCACGTTCTGGGTGGGTCGCGCCACGGCGTTTGCCATTTTGTCCGCCCCCGCGGGTACGGGCACGGTGTGCGGGATGCAAGTGATCGTCTGCACCTTCATTGAGGCCAACGGCGACGGAGCCGCGGCTACCGATGCGTGGGATGGCAGCGATGGCACGAACGCCGCATCCGGCCCGATTTCGCTCGGGGCTGCCGTGGATCAGTACCTTGTTGCGGATTGTGTGGCCTACACTGCGCTGGGCCGTAGCTTTACGAAGATTCAGGCGATCAATGCTGGAGCGGCCGGCAGTCTGGTCAACAACCTAACCTCCGCTGGTGGCGACATCATTGATCTGGTCGGCACGGCGGATCTGACCACAACGGACACCTTACACGGGAAGATCGGCACTGATACACAGTTTGCCGACAGATCGGTGTTTGATCTGCTTGGCGGTGACGGCTTTGCTTCATGGCCGGCCGCCGCCGCTCCAGCCGATGACGTATCAATCGCCGAAGGCCTGCGGTACATCGCGGAACAGCAAAACTACCGCGTCGCCACCAAGGCGGGCATTCTTGTCACGAGCACGCCAATCAGCCTGTTTACCGTAACTGGGTTATGCGAAGTGCGGGTGGTCGGCGTTTGTACGACGGCAACTGCCCGTGCGGCTGGTGCAACAACGCTGTCGGTCGGCACGTCGGATGACGTGGATATCATTGTGCCGTCGATGACCGATTGTAGGGTCGCCGAGAACGATCTGTTCGGCAATACCAACGCGGCGCAGAACGCCGTGGCCTTGCCCGGCGCTGCCATCGTGAACGGTGCAACGATTATCCAGACGCTCGGGGAGGCGTGTGACTCGGGCGAGATCACCTGGTATTGCCTGTACCGCCCGATCAGTGCTACTGGTGCGGTCGTTGCGGTGCCATAACCATGACTGCGTTTGCCACAGACTTTCAGGCGTCCGCCTGGCCGATGCTGGCTGACCAGTTCGGCCGGGCCGTGACGTACACTGTCAATGGCGCAAAAACCGGCGTTTCGATAACGGCGATCATTCACACCTCTAACCTGACGATTGAACATGAGGATGACGGCCGAATCGAAATCAGGCGGGTACCGGCGACGATCGTGGGCAATGCAACCTACGGCGTCGCCGCTCCCGCTGTCGGGGATACGGTCACATGGGGCGGCGTGACGTGGTTTGTTGAAGAGATTGCAGAGGTTGCTGGTCAACTGTTTGATCTGCAGCTCAAGCACGTTGGGGCCGTCGAGAAGAGCTATCCGACGTTTCGGATGAAAAGATAGCGGAGGAGCCCGTGTCTGTTGATCCATCGGGAATGCTGAGCGAACCGCTCGATAACCTCGCCACGCTGATTGCGAACTGCGCGACGTGGCGGACGTGGGTTGAGGCGGACACGGTGGCCGAAGCGAAGGCGAGCATCTATCCGTCGCCGGTCGATTTCGATGACATGGCGCGGCCCTATGCGTGCATCTGGTGGGATAGGGAGTTTCGTAAGCGGGCTATTGCTGAATACACCAGCGTTGCAGGCCCGAACAGCCTGGAACTCGTGATTGAAGCCGATGTGCCGGAGGCTTATCGGGACGATCATACCGACGCGATGTATTGGTTCCTGAATCAGTTGGGGGCCATCATTGCCGAGGCCGAGGCGCTGGTCGCGACGGGCAATTACTTCCTCGCCCGCGGCTGGCACATGGAACGCAATGCGATTAGGCGCAGTTTGCATGAGGAATCTGCGGGAGATGGCGACTACATGCGTGCGGTCTTGCGCGTGGAGTACGGTGCGTGACGAAAGTGACCATAATTGAGAACGGTTCACCCGACCAGATGACGCGCAAGCAACGCGGCGCGCATCGTGAAGCGTACATCGCCGCGGCTCGGCACT